TACTAAGTCGTTCTTTGTTTATATATATTAAATCTCCACCCAATAACAAATCATAATACGCTATATTGGTATTTCTAGCATAATAAGATTGTACAACATGATAATCACCTCTATCATTGTATTTGTTCAATAATATTGGCATCATTATAGGCTTTCCGTTTAAACCAATTACTTCAGTTATAATGATAATTTTTTTGCCATTATCTGCACTAAATATTGCGGATGGATTTGCAATGGTATTAGGTAACTGTTTCAACATATCAATGGAAACTGTATCATTATGTCCAGATAAAATTCTTTTGCCGTTAGAATCAAATACAGGTGTACGCAATATTTTATGCAAAACACCACCTGTAATTTTGATTCTTTTTAAGTCAAGATTAATTAAGTCAAAAACTAATGGTGAATCCATTATATCTATTGTTTTTTTACTTCCTATATTATTAGCATTATCTACATTGTTAGCCCAATCACTTAACACTTTATCAAGTTTGCTTTCCCATACTGCTTTTGTATTTTGATTGTAACCTTTTTGATTGTCATACTTAGCATTCATGTTAATTCGCACGCTATCACGCAAATAGTCCATAGCGGTATAACCGCCTTTACCCATTTGTCGCATATATTGTGCCATTATATCAGCGTGTTGTGCCATCAACAATGCATTTGCTTTTGCGGTTTCACGTTGTTTTCTATTTGTGCTTTCACCAATAGCTTTAACTACTTCGTTGTACACATCATATCCACTTTTAGATAATTGCATCCGTAATGCTATGTCATTATTCGCCAATTCAAAGACTTTATCTTTCATCGCCTCTAAACTTTCGATTTGTATCAACATATGTTCCATATCTGCATAATGTGCATCAGATTGTGCTAGTGCATCAGCGTTACCATCAAGGCTTGCGGTTGTAGTCGCTCTGCTATACTCATATGCTGCTCGTCTACGTTCTGCATTAGTACGTGGTGCTTTACCGCCATTGTTTGCTTTATAATCAACTAACCATTGTGGTTCAATACCAGTACTTACCGCATCATTGATAGATTTGTCTGCATTGTCAAAGTCGCTTGCATAGGTTTCTCTGTATTGCTCTTTCAAAGTATGCAATAAGTTATTGAAGTTACGTTTAATGTTGGTAGGGTCTGCCAATACTTGATTAAGTACTTCACGATCTACATCAGATGCACCCTCAAATTCATTACGAATAATATCATCCTTGATACGTTCCGCACGTTTAGAGGTATCATCTTTCAATACAGATTTAGCTACATCTACTTCTTGTTTCGCACGTTCTAGCGTAGCCAATGACATACCGCCACGTGTAAAGTAAGAGGTTTGTTTTAAAGCCTCTACTGTTTCATCTGATAGGTTCATAGATACTTGTGCGTAGCTACCAATAGGAATTTCAACAGGTGCATCTGCCTCAATAGCTGCTTTGACTTCCTCTTGTGTTACTAAGCCGTTATCCACCATATCACGAATAGCAAGTTGTCCGTTTTCAGATTGCACTAATTCCGCTACATCTACATATTGAGTTGATACTCCAACCTTATCGCCCTGTGCTTGTACGATTTTTCCGTATAGTTCAGGGTTTTCTTTTGCGATTTTATTGGTAGTACTATCCTTACGAACATTATCCATAATGACTGCGCCATTGCGGTTTTGCTCTGCGATGATAGCTGCTTGTTGTTGCTCTGGTGTTAGCTTTTGAAAATCACGGAAAGCCTTTGCCGTACGCACACCGCCTACCGCACCACCGATAGCACCAAAACCTATTACCGCTGGCAATGCTTGTTTCATTGCATCTAGCGAACCTATAGCAATATCACCTACGCTATAATAACTCTCTGGGTCATTATCCTTACGTGTTAGGTTATGTTGTACCTTTTCGTTTACATCTTGCAAGCCCTCTTCAAAGAGTTCAGGTAAACCAGCTTTAATAGAGTTTTTAGCCATCTGTGCAACAGTTGTTCCAATACCTCTATCAAAGGTTTTAACAGTATCACCTACACCTGCACTAATAGCTTTTGCAATCATGCCTTTAGGTGCTACTGCTTTAAAGGCTTTACCCATAGCTGCAGTTGCTGCAAACTCAATACCAGCATCAATAGCAGCATAAGACATAGCATATTGATTAGCCTCTTGGTCTGTGTATACTCGGTTGCCGTTAGCATCTCTTTTTTGAGTGAGTTCAATGTACTTATTGCCAAATGACATTTTGTACATATTGTATGCCATGTCAGCACCGCCACCCCATTTAGCACCAGTAGCAGCACCAGCGGCTGCACCTACACCCTCTGTAGCCAAGCCACCGATTAATGCACCAGCAACTGTACCAGCTACCGCACCTATACCACCTTGTTTAGCCATCATATAACCTTGTCCAGCGGTTTCACCGATTACAGATTGTGCTACATCTAGTCCATCTGCATGACGATAATTTGAAAGGTTAGTTTGTAATCGTTGAATTTCGTTTGTTAATTCTTCAATTTTCTTAGGGTCTGTAGTGTTGGATAATTCATAACCAGCATCACCTAATTTCATCTGATCATTGATAGACCATACATTCTGTTGGATGCTATCCCATATACCATGAGTAGATTTGATAGACTGTAAATTCTCCAAACCATAAATAGCCTCGGACTGTGAACCATATTTTACTTTATATAGTTCAGGGTATTCATCATACAAAGACTGTACTGTTCGCCCTCTATCTACTTGATTAGCAAGATAGGCTGCTCTTGTGAACCCTGTTTCACCGCTATTTAAGATAACATCTGCACCGATGTTCAGTTTATTAGCATAGTCTAGTGCTGCATTAGCTTTCACCGCATCATTAGATGCATAGATAAAACGTGCGGATGCAGCTTGTAAGGCTGGGTTATTTATAATAGGGTTTTCCTTTAAAGCCTCGCCAATGGTAGTTACAGTCTGCAAGGTTCTATCCTTACCGCCACCAGTTGTATCGACTAAATAAGGTGCATCAGCTAAATTGCCTAATGCATTACCTACTTGTTTTACTGCATCTACCGCATTACCTACAACTCCATTAACAGGTGTGCCTAACTCTCCATGATCGCCATCCTTGTTAATAAATGGGTTGATTTTTTGTTGTTCTATTTTCCATGGGTTATTAGACATATTTTTCACCTATCCCTCAATATTATACCTAGCATGGAATGTACCCTCATCTATATCTTCAAAATCACCATTAGACTTATAAAGCCTTACATAATGAGTATCGCCAAGTACTTTCCAATCAACCACACCATCACCAGCCAATATAGCCATTGATGTATTGGTTTTATAATTATCTCCGTTTTGCCAAAAGTGTTCTACGTTTGTAGTTTGAATTACTGTTTGCCCTGCTATTTCATGTGCAGCCCAATCTAACTCGCCAGTTGTCGGTTCTCTTCCCTCGGCTGCTACAAACTTAGCTTTCCACGCACCCATCTGTTGTTTAAAGCCTATCCTTGCCAACCCTTTTTGTTGCTCATTCATGTTCTCTAAACTATCATTAAGAACATAATTCACACCAGCTAACTCTGGTGCATAATCACCAGTTCCGTTATCACGGTCATTAAGAGTTTTACGTAATGAATTGTATTGCTCTAATGACAAGTTTATATGGTTATCATCAATAAATTTAAAGATTTCTTCTTGTGGTCTATTATTTCCAAGCATAGACCTAATTTCATTCATCCCCCAAGATTGGTTAGCAGCTTGTTTTTCTTTTTCATCAGCTCTCATAAATTGGTTTCTTTGTGAACCAAACGCTAATGTTAGTTCTTTATTATCACCAATAGCGTTATCTAAGAAATTAGCCATCTCACCGCTAGATGCACCGTTCTTACCCATTTCAATCAGTTGTAATTGGATAGCCTCTTTTTGTCTTGCTAGTGCCTCTGCTCGTGCTTTTTTACGTTTGGACACTTCAACTTTATAGGCTTTCATATACTCTTCTCGTTTTTGTAAGAGTTCGCCGTCAGTATATCCCTTAGCACTACCGCTAAACTTACCTACACCAACGATAGGGTATATATCAGTACTAACAATAGACACACCACCGCTACCAGCTTGTGCAACTTTACCATCACCCATATAAACCCCTACATGAGTTACACCTTTATAGGCTTTATCGTCAGAATTAACTGCACTCGGATCATCACTAGTTGCCCATCTAGCCTCATTACTTGGAACGTGCCAAAAGACTAAATCGCCCTTTTGTGCTTGCGATACATCATGTATAAGTTTCCCCTCTTGTTCAGCTTGTAAGTACTGCCCATCTGCGGTGCGATAGTTAAGAGTAACACCAGCTTTTGCGGACACATCAAGCGTAAATTTACCACAGTCGGTACTTTCGCCACCATCACCACCAAGTAGATATGGCTTACCTAACTGTTCATTAACAGCACTATCAAGTGCAGCTATATTTAAATTTCCGCCTTGTCCAGCTTTAGGTAGACTAGCAATAAATGCATCAGCACCTTTTTCGATACTAGCATCATCTTCACCATAGGTATCTACATCACCTACAATACGTTTATCGATTGTTTGTTGTGTATTTACCTTATCGATTGCTACGGCTGCTTTAGATAATATCCCCTCACTTACACCCATTTCTCTTAGTGCTGCTATGGTTTGTGGACCTGCAGTAATATCATTTCGTGTTACTGTTTCATCAATAATCGCACCACCTACTCGGTCTGCTACTTCTTGATATTTAGCTTTTACAAACTCTTCGCCTCTATCACCATACATAGTTTCAATACTATTCTTAATGGTGTTAAGAGAATTAGATACAATGTTAGGGTTGTTATAACCTAATACCGCTATTTGTTCAGATGATTTCACATTGTTATTGAATGTTACATCTTTGTACTTTTCACGTTCTGAACGCTCATGCACTTGTACACGCATATTATTTGCATGATAGTCTTTATCTACCATTTGAAGAAAACGCTCACGCAAGCGGTTGTTATTAGGTAACTTACTTAACACATCATCTCTAATATTACGTTCGGCTTCATTAAATAATTGTGTTGCATTAGCTGCACCATCTAACTCCTTATGCAAGATGCCGTTTTCCTTGTTTGTTAGTTCATAAGATACTCTGTTCTTATAGTCTGTTTCAGCGTTCATATAGGCGATGTTCAAATCTTCATCAAGTCGCTTTTGCATTTGTGCGTTAATATTATCAATGGCATTGATTACACCTTTTAAGCCTTGTTGATTACCGCCAAACGCTAATTCATTACCAGTAGCTTGAACACCACCATTTATGGTATTTAGTTTTTGTTCGCCATTGTAATTAACTAACTTCATTAAATACCCCACCTATTATTTCTAACTGCACCTCTTGTAACAAACTTAACATTTGATACACCAGCTGCTTTCAATGCACTTTCATTTGGTGTGTAGTAGTTTGTATTAGCTTTAATATTACTACCGCCATATTGCCCTTTAAGTCCATAGATACTAGATGCACCACTCAATATCGTTCCTAGCATTGCCATTCTAGCTTGTGATTTAGCATTACTTGCTGCTGCTCGTGCGGTGCTTGCCTCGTTGCGGTAGTTCATACCATTAAGATATTCATTGTAGATACTGTTATTCTTGTTAGTTTCCCAGTTTTGAATGTCTTTGTTGTATTCGTCATAGCTAGATGCCATCAACTGTAATGGTGTACCACTCATAGTCAAGCCACTTGCACCAGTTTCTGCCACGTTCTGCCCTTGGATAAGTCGCATCTTATCGGACATTTTATCTCGCTCTTGCAAGGCTTGGTCTGCTATCTGTTCTTGCTTGCGATCACTTATACGTGCGTTAGCCTCTGCCACCCTTGCTTGTTGGTTATACATTGCAGCTTGTGCCTTACCTTGTTGGTGTTGCGTAAACAATGTACCAACCATGCTTGCTGCAGTTAATGCAATAGGGTTACACATTCGCATCCCCCTTTCTCAATGTGAATAAAACCATATCCCCATCGTTAATATCGTAATGAATAACCGCACCTAATGACTTTAGCCATCTAATGGTGCGGTGATTTTCTTTGTGTATATAATTAAAAAGTACTTCCCTAGTTTGTAGCCATTCCCCAATGATATTTCTACTAACTTTTATGAATTGTTTTTGTAGCGTTAAACTACGTTCAAAATCTTTACTCCCCAAAAAGTAAATGCAATGCATCCCATTTAGTGATGTGTTAGATACCCCATACACGCACAATGGCTTGTCATTATCAATAACTATGCGACTTTGATAATCTTCCCCAAGAATATCGTTCACAAAGTCATTTTCGCTATAGTTTGAATTTTTTCGATTGATATATTTAACCTCTAAGGCATCTATCGAACGTAAGTTGATATATAACTCACGAATTAACGAAACGTGCTTAGAACGGCTAATTTTACATTCCATGAACATTTGGGAACCCACCGCCAATTTCTACCTCTCTTGTAACCGCTAATAGGTTAAACGGGAAAGGTTTTGAGTGTTTTATACAGATTTCTGTATTTGTATTTACGCTAGTTGCTATCTTAGGTAACACTATTACAGTATCGCCAGTAAATAGCGTTTTGGGTTTTAAGATTAAATCATCTACATCATCAAATGTTCGACCTACGCTACCACCATATGAACGATATAACCGCAACGCAACTCGTGATATAGTTACCAATCTGCATTGTAGTGTTCCATCGTTTATTTGTTGCTCTACGCTAGGTATTTTGATTTTAGTAGTGTAAGGTAAACCAACAGTAATTACATTCGCTTTGCCATCTAATTTAATAACCCCAGTTGGTGGTACTTCCCTAGATGGCATCTGTTGTCCATCAACTACTATGTCTACCATTTGCCCTACTAGATGAGGTGCGTTGATGTAATCAGTCTTAATCGAATTAGCCACTTTAACATAGCAATCTAGGAACACATCGGAGTTATCCTCTGTGTACAACGGAATACTACGTTCAATGCATTTAACATTTTTATTGTTGATAACACGATCTACTACAAAATAGATTGTGTCTTGTTCACCCTCTGCCACGCTTTCTACATATCGATACTTACCATTCGTTACAAAGTGCGACCATCCATATACCTTTTGTTCAGGTATGTAGGTTAAGCAATTCAACTGTCCATCATCTCGAACGTAGTAAATAATACTGTCTGGGTCTTGTGCATAAGCACTTGTTACCGCTACATGACCTTTAACTAATGTTTTAACAAACAATGTAAGGTCTTGCCCTGTGTAGTTATCTGACTCGTAACTATAACCCATATCACGAACAGTGCCGCCACGTTCTTGAACGAATACACATCGGTTACCAATAAACTGTGGTTCACATTTCAATGCACCACGTTGTGTTTGTGTTTTCAAATAACAGTTAGTAGGTGTAATAGTCTTGCTACCATCGACTATCCATTCATTACCGCTAGTAAGTACGATTAAGTCATTAGCTGGTACAAGGTGTCTGATTTCATACATCTTGCGGTTAATTACTGGTAGTGTGATTGCACTATCATCTGTGATAGTACCGCCTACTTTTTCTACCCCAAAGTTAGGATAATCACCAGTACGGCTAAACCAAATGAAGTTAGGCTTGCTATCAGTAGCAGCCACTACAAATCGGTCTTGATAGAATGTACAAAGTTTCGGATAGCCTCTACCTATATTCCAACTACCTAATTTCCATTGGTAACTAGGCTCACCCTCTTTAATACCATTCAGAATATTAACTTTTGCATTCTTAGCATCGGTTACACTTTTAATCTCAACGATACCATATTGAGTGAATGGCATAATGGATAAGTCGCAATTTACAGAACCACTCTTAATATCCGATACATATTTAAGCCTTGCTCCAGCCTCTATCTTACCTGTATCGGTTACATTGTAGTCATTCTTAGATGTATATGTTCTGTAATCTTTCCACGTTTGACCATCGTTGTTAGAAATCTGTAACTTGACTGTACCCTCCCATGTACCATGTGTAGTGAATTTCCATGATAACTCGGTATCAGTACTAAATGCTCCAACATTGTAATTGATATTGTTGTATGTCTTTTCGATAGTTGGTGCGCTAACAATACCATGTCTTACTTTTTTCTCTACAACTTCGCCAGCGGACTTAGTGTGTACCGCCTCAACGTAGTAGGCAATTTGAATTACACTACCTACCATATCTTGTGTGAATATGTCTTTAGTTGATGTGATCGTATCACCACTAACAGTCAATGTATGACTATTATCTGTATTAATATCCTCGTAAGGTTGCTCGGTTAGCTTGTATGCATCCAATCGCCAGTCAGTATCACTATATCGTGATAGCGTTTGAATAGGGTACTTACCGCTACAAATAAACATCACATCGCCACTTTGGATGCAGTTTAATTCGCCTACAATGTCCGCCTCAAATGGTGTTTCGACTTCAACATTGGTATACACACCATTCCGCCATACCCTAACGTATCTTTCCCCAAATTCAAGCATAAATGATTGATTTTTATTCGTGGTAAATTCAAACAGTCTAACAGGCTTATCATGGTGTTTAGCATATCCGATAAACTGTGAACCTTGCCTACGTGCTACCGCTCCATAAGGTCTAATCACCGCATTTTCAGCAAGCAATAATGCACTTTTATATTGTTCAAGGTCAAATCGACTAGATACATCTGGCGATACTTCACCAGTAGTAAATGCGACTTGTCCGATATACATAGGTTGCATATCACCAACTCCTTGCCTTTAGATAATTAGACACATAAGGCATATCAAGTCTACGCTCTTTAGCGCTCATAGATTTTGCCTCTTGTAATGCTGCTTGATATAGCTTGTATGATTGGTCAAACAAACCGCTATTACCAGTCAATGGCATAGCTAAGTCAGATGCCATCTTACACACCAACGCTTTAACAAATATAGGGTTCATTACATCTGCATCTGTTACATCGTAAACGTAATCTATATGCATCAATGGTACATCACTAACAATGTACTTAGTGTTATTGTCAGTTAAATACACATCATATTCTCGTTGTTGTTCCGCTCGGTATCGTTCACCCTGTGGTAACACCGCTAAGATGCGAACACATTTTTCAGGGTATGCATACACATAACCCCAACCATCAATCTTGTGTTCTGACAATACCGCTCGTTCACGCTTTCGTGCAAAATTCCATTCAAACTGTTCTAACAATACTTTACGTGTTAGATCATAATGTAATCTGCATTGTCTAGCAGGTTCTGTTTCTTCCGTCATGGAACGTATTCGACCTGCATTGATAAGCGATAATGCTTGATTGCAAATATCAGTAGGTGTCATTTGCTCCACCTTTCTATAAAAAAAGAGGGATGCAATATGCACCCCTCGTTCAATTATTCAGCAGTTTCTTCCGCTTTTTTACCTTTGGTTTTCGCCTTTGGCTTTTCTTCTATAGGTTCTACAGTTTCTTCTGTAGGTTCTACTTCTGCGACTTCTTCTGCACCAACAGTTTCAAACAAATCTTTGAAGTAGTCCTTATCATATTCGGCTACTTCTTCTTTTGTAAATTCAACTGTCGTTCCCTCTTCAATTAAACCCTTTGTATTGTGATAAAGGGTTACTTTTGCAACGTATTCCATATTATCCACCTTATTTAATGTTAATGCCACTTGTTAAGAATGCGGAGATAGTACCAGCAGTCATATTATTGGCGTTGATGCGGATATATTTCTTACCGCCATTAGCCAAACGCACTTTGTATTCAGTACCAGCTGGTGCATTCGCTACCATTGTAATGCCATGTAACAATACCGCATTAGCCATGTTATCAGTATCAGAAGTGTACACATTAAACAAAGGTGTACCAGTTACTGTTTTGTCGATGCGAATTACAAGGAATAAGTTAGGGTCAGCATCGCCACCATTACCATTCATCACCACATCGGAGTTAGTGTTTGTTGTAATGTCTTTCTTGAAAAAGAATGTATTTTGAGTATCAATAATCATATATATTTATCCCCCTATTAATTAAGCAGTAACTCGTGCTTCTGTGGAAAGTAATGCATCGATTTTACGTACTGGAATACCATTAGCACGTGTAACCATTTTGCCCATTTCCATTTCTTCTGTGATTGTAGAACCATGTACTTTGTTCTTTTGCAAACGTAAGAATGTACGCAATTCTTGGTTCATGTACCATACAGGACGGCAGCCAGTAAGAGATTGCATTTTTTCTTCTGCACGGATCATCAAGTTAATTAAGTTAGGACCTGCGGAAATATCTTCTTTAATAGATTTCATATCGATATTAGCGATACGTACTACATAGCGCCAATCACGAACACACAAACCGATGTTTTGTTCAAAGTGAGTGCGATATGCCTCGAATAAAGAGCCATCAGGCTTAGTGATTGTTGTTTTACCTTTATCTTCTTGTTGCAAGCCAGCCTCTGTACCACGTGGATAAATACCATGTACAGTAAGAGGACCCCAACCTACAAGCCACATAGATGCAAGATTGGCAGTACCGCCAGCATCAATAATGTTTTTAGCACTATCAGCTTTCTTAGGATCTAATGTATTGAAACGTGCAGATAAACCAACAAATTTTTCTGGTGTGCTTTCATCACCATAGAAAAGTGTACGTGCGATTTCTTGACCCATAGCCTCAACAAATGCAGCATCTTCTGTGGCACGGAATGCTACAGGGTCATTAGACAATTTAACCAACTTAGCATCTACTTCGGAGTAAGCCTCCAACATACCGCAAGTGTCGGTAATTTGTTTTGTAGTAGATTTGCTAGGTTGTACACCGCCATAAAGCATCCGCCATGTAGCATCAGGTAAACCAGTACGTACTGTTGTTTTATTGGATGTACCATCGTTACATTCAATCATTGTCATATCTTGAATGATTTCGTTAGATTGGTTTAATTGTTCAATGATTTGTGCGATTTTTCCGTTAGGATCCATACGCTTTTGCAAATCAATTAAAGTAGGGTTTTGTGTTCCGATTGTAGCCATAAATTATTTTCTCCTTTTATTTTTTGAACATACTCGGATAAAGATTGCGTCTGATTGCATCTTCTGACTGCGTGCCACCAGTTGGTTGACCGCCACCTGCGTTACTATCTTCTGCAGCCATATCAGCGATTTTTTCAAACACACGGATAACTTCGATACGATTACCTAAGCCGTTTTCAGCTAGAATTTCACGAATATTAGGAATTGTTTTTTCAATCAACTCAATACCTGCACCTGCTTTAGCTACAGTTTCATCAAATTTATTTCCTAATTCTTTAATTGCGTTTTCCTTGTAGCTTTCATATTGTTCGGCTAACGCTTGTTGCTTTTGTGTTTCGTAAGCAGTTACAAGGTCTGTAGCATACTTGTTACCAAATTTAGCTAACTCTACTGCTTGCTCTTGCGTAGCACCTACACCATTAAGCATTTTAGAAAACTCATCTGCGATTGATTGGTCTACTTGACCGCTATCAAACGCTTTCGTGAAATCATACACAATAGGTTCTGTAGGTGGTTCTTGGTTACCGCTTGTGTCAGTACCGCCGCCTAAGATTGTGTCTTGTTGTTGGTCTTGTGTATTCGTATCTTGCGGTGTACCACTTTCCGCACTACCTGTGTCAATATTCGTGCCTTGTTCTAATTCTTCTGCCATGTGGTTTATTCACCTTTCTTTTCTAAATCGTTAAACAATTTCTGTTGGTTGATATATTCAAGTTGTGCTTGATGATATTTCATAACACCCTCTACACCATCACCGATACGCCCTAATTCGTTCATGTAAGTTAAACCTACTTTTCGTTTCCCCTCATTGAAGAATGTTTCAGAATTACCAGTAAACGATTGTTTCAGTATGTCGGTGCGGTCTAAAAGCCTACAAAAAAACCACCTACCAAGTTCAGTACTTAGTACGTGGTTAAGTGCATCAATATCACGATCACGAATATATTCTTGTTTTGTCTTACTCATCTACACCCCCATACCCATTAACTGTTGCATTACTGGGTTTCCGTCATTGGCTGCATCTGTTGCTTGTTTAGCAGCACCAGCCATTTGAGGTGCTAATTGTGCCATTTGTAATGCTTGTGCTTGTTCCTCTTGCTCTTGTTGTGCTTGTTGTTGTTGCTCCATGATTTGTTGATACTCATCATTGGAACGAATAACCTTAATCGGTACACCAAGATTAACGCCGTAAATGTCCGCCGCCTCTTCAAAGTTGAATTTCTGAACGATGTTAGCATTACCTTGTGCTAATGACATAATGAATGCATAGTACTGTTCAATATTCACCAATGAAGACATTTTCTGTGCTTGTGCTAATGGTGATATGTATTCAATCTTCACATCTAAACCATTTAGCATTTCCGCTACTTCATCGTCAATCGGTGGAAATATCCCAGCTCTATCCAAGATGCCATAAGTACGTTCAATGATTGGGTTTAAAAACTCACTCTGTAAGCGTTCAACTACAGGGCCTAACTGTTGCATCTTTTCTTGTGTGCGCTCCATAACCTCACGTGCAGTCATTTGCCCTGCATCTAGGTTATCAAGCATTAAGAATAAATCAGCGCTATATGCACGTTTTATGCTTTCAGATACAAACTGTATCTTCGCTTGTACGTTCGCCACATCAATGCCTACATTGAATATCGGTTCAACTTTACCGCCTGTGTCAACTTCCGTTACACCGCCAGGGAATAGATTTACACTTCCGATAACATCAGATGTAGCACTCATAGGTGGTTTAATACCAAGTTCAATAGCGGTTACTAAATCTTTTTCAAGCAGTTGTAACATTTGTGCATCTGATTGTGCGAACCATGCACACCCTTTACCATAACCGCTTAGATCATGTGTAGTGTGTCTAGCAATAGGTATCGCCCATTCTTCAAAACCACTATGTCTTAATACTTCATCTGTGTTACTCCCCTCTACCCAGTAGATAGAGGAATAAGGCATATTCTTATTGCCTAGTTTTCCGTTGCGGTCTTTGTTAGGCATAACCAACCAACACACAATAAAGGTACTTGCATTACCCTTACCCTCGTCATAGGCACGTTTAACCTTTTCAGGGCAAGCATTATATCCAAACTCTTCTACTAATTGGTCAGCCGTCATTCGATATTTGCGACCAAATGTATTTACATCACCATTACTGCCACACTCTAATGCGTATGTACCAATAGGGTAAGATGTGAACCTCACACCTACTTTTGCATCTGGCATGATTGACATAGGCGATTGGCCAAAAGGCAATTCCATATAGGTTTGGTGTACTGTGTTATAGAAATTAGACTTAGCAAAAACTGCATACAGTATCTGTTCCCTATCGTCTAACACTTCCGCTACCTTGCTATTAGCAGCTAGTTCAGCGTTTTCTAGCGTGAGTTTAAACCACTTACGGCTAGGTGGTGTCATACCACTCATTACGCCACTAGCGAATATTTGGCAACTTTCCCAAGCTACGCCATTATTAATCTTATCTGTGTAGACTTTCGATTGGTCTTGTTCATCATCAAATACACCAAGGAAAGGTAGTTGATAATCTCGAATATCTTTCCACCTAGAAATGTACTTTTGACGATTATCAAACATTGCCTTAAACTTCGCCTTAATTTTCGTGTAATCACGTTTTTTAGGTTCTGTATTAGTCGGTTGTCTAGCAAGCGTGGATAAAATAGTACCTTGCATCTTTAACCCCCTAATGTGTTCTTAGTGCCAGTTGCCGTAGATAAGATAGTACTTTCAAAGCCTTTCTTACCTTTCTTTTTCTTCATATACCAATCTTCACCAGTCATTGTAGTAGCATCATCTGTTTGTACAGTTGGTGCTGGTGCTGGCATTGGTGTATCAGGCATCTTATTTTTCATGCACATTTAATCACCCCTTATCTTTTAAATGGATCATACTCCGTATTAGCATGAACCCTACTCCCTACATTCACTTTTTTATTGACCCTGAACGCAAAGGTCAAGGCTAATGCATCACCTTTATTCGGAGATGGTAACCCTCGTTCTTTCATATCTTTCTTGCTTTCAAGTTGTATTCGTCCGTTCTTATCGATGATAGCTTCTGGACTTGTTAAATCATCATATAACCCTTGGTCATTAGGTGGAATAGAACCACCCTCTTTTAGCCAATCTTTCATTTCGCCCCACATATATGCACGCATATTAAGGTACATATCATTAGGTGCTTTACCACCAAAGGCAACTAACCGCCATCGTCTACCCATTGATTTACCGATACTGTATATTCCTGTTCCGTAGCCTTGGTCAATGAACACCGCATCTGCTTTGTATTCATCCTCAAACTGTGCAATGAGGTTAGCCATTCGCATATCATCATCATTCTTTTCTATTGTGGCCAAGCACTTCATGGAATAGCCTTGTCGCATTACGATTTCTAACGTATCGCCACCAGTCCACGCTGGGTCTACGCCGATAATTGTCGGTAGGTTAATAAAATCATTAGGCTTGTAAATTCTCTTTTGTGCCTCGTCTACGATTGATGCGGATATAAACTGCGTATCAGATGCACTAGGGAATAAACCTCTAACACGCACCTTTACAAAGTCGCTATCCTCACCATGAATATCAACCCATTCTTGCAGTTTGGCTTTGTTTGAGATTTTAACAGTCCTACTATCTATTTGATATGTAGTCCAATAGTTTCGATGTTTTCTGAAACATTCTCTAAACCTACCACTATTGCGTGTAGGGTTACCAAACACACACCAGATAATCTCTGTTTCCTTATCTGTTAATGCACCCTCTGTTACTTCCCATATCTTATCGGATATTGCGGATGCTTCATCAAAGATGATTAGTATTCTATTACCTTGATTGTGCAAGCCTGCGAATGCCTCTGGGTTACTTTCACTCCACGGAATAGCATCTATACGCCATGTTTTCTCGTATTGCTTATCAGCACTAAACAATGCAGTAGCTGTATAGGTGAATAGTTCCTTACCTATGAACAGGTTGTACCACTTATTCAACTCAGCCCAAGTCTTAGACTTTAACTGTGTATCAGTATTAGCAGTAACTACCCCTCGTGTATTCTCGTGTGTAGCAATAGCGAACAGTATCAGCAATGAAGAAAAGGCGGACTTCCCAATACCATGACCAGATGCAACGGCTATTTGTATTGCCTTAGCTAATGACTTTCCCTTACGTAGTTCTTCACCTATTTTCTTGAAAGTCTTTACTTGCCATTCGTCAGGACCATCAAAGTTTTCAAGGGGTGTTCCTTTTTCACCCCAAGGGAATGCGAAATATACAAAGCCTAATGGATCATGAGTGAACGAACCCAATGCATCAATCAGTTGTGCCTTGTTGTACTTCATCTGACTTCACCCTTGCTTGTTTCATGCGGTCTGATATATCAATCTCTATTTCTGCATCAAGTTTAACCTTATCGGTAAATAGCATATGCCGTTTACCTAAGAGTTCAGCTGCTTTCGTTTTATCGGCAACAGATACATCTAAACCAAACGCATCTTTTTCTTCACCACGCACAACCCTAGTCAGATATTCCAACACCTCATCAGCCGTTGCGATTGTGTCTTTGCTACGTTCGTTCATGACCGCCTCTATATATTGGCGCACGTTTATTTTTGTTAATAACTGACTACCCTTACTTCTTGCCGTCTTTTCTGAATATCCAGCAGTAACTGCACTTTGTGTTCCGTTGGTGGTCTTAACGTATTCATCAGCGAATATGCGTTCTTTCTTAGTTAGTTTTTGTGCTAATTCCTCTATATTCGTCAATGTTACTCACCACCTTTATACGTCTTAACTAAAAAAAGTAACACCTCGTGTTGCTTGGTGCTACTGTACTCACTTTCTTTTTTATAGAGTTGTCCTTGTTTAAAGGTTTTCCCCATTTTGTACTTGTGAGGAAATGTCAGTTTGTACTCTTCCTCTGTGTACATTCGACTGACAATATATATCTTGCAAGGCTTATCATATTTGCTCCACGATTGCCTTACATCAAGTGTATATCGTCTACCATTCATCCGTAATGCGGTTAATAGTTTCTTTATCGTTGGTTGATAATTCACATCCAACACCACACAATACCAATCAAGATTAGTACCGCACATAAGATAGCTAAACTATCGATGATTGTAATCATGTTATCGCCACGATGTTCATATGCGTATTTAGCTTTAGCCTGTAGGTCTTTATTGTTCAAGTCCTTGGCTGCTTGTTTGAATAGTTTTCTATCTTCAATGAATTGTTTGATTGCTTTAATCATTTCAGCACTTCGCCACCTTTCCTTTTTAATTTCCCATGTGATCTAACACATAAGCCATAATTACCTTTACTTGCACCGCCACAGGTGATGTATGTTTGACATAAACCATCGTACTCTATCACGCTTGCGGTACACACTCCCTTTTTGTTGTTTAAGCATTTACTTTTACAACACCTGACCTCTGTCATAATCTCCCCTTTATGATAGATTTATGCAAGAAATGGAGTATATCGCCGTGGATATACCCCATTTTGTGATAAATTTATTCTGTTTCATTGTGTTAATTATTCAAAACCGAAGTTATACCATCGCTCTCTTGTCGATGTAACACATAGGAATTAGCATTTCTTCTAAAACTCTATATCGTGCGTTAAGTACCTAGGAAACAAATATAACTCCAGTTTTCAATAATCACTCAAAACTAGGTGTGTTGATGATATGACAATTTACGCAATTTGGAGTTCAACTATGAATAAAAGAATACAAAGTTGGAAAAGAGAAACACACCTAGTTTTCAATGATCATTACACACTCAATACCAGTAGCTAACATTTGATGAATTATATCACGTGTTAGGCTAAGTAATAACAAGTTATGAATGGAGGCTGCTAGCTACCAGTATTCAATGTGTAACCAATGTAGGGTAAGTTCGTATCTATGAAAGTGATAATGTATAAGCTCTAATTGAAGATATTCGACTTACCCTATATCAGTTTTGCAGTAGTTCTACATATAAAGTTTTTGTCTTAACACATACTCCAGATTGAAATTAGAAAAAAGTATAGTGTTGTTTCCTTACTAATCAAATATGGTTGCGCTGCTACTCTGTGTCCATCGATGAATTGTTCTAACCACATTTCACCCATATACAACAAAGGCACGCTCTTGTATGGGCGTGCTTGTTGTTGTGTTTGATGTCCTAAGGAAAGAGTGAGTAGTAGTCGCTTAGTGGCAACTTCTACATATATATTATACCTAATAACAAACTATAGGTATATGGACATTCACGGACATTTGCAGACATTACTGGACAAGTTTTTTCCAAATTCCAATAATGCCTTTTGTTTGTATCGTTTCGCCTGTTTAGTTGAGTAACACCCAATCATTTTATAAGCATCTTCTGTTGTATTGTTGAGTACAAATTCATAACGCAAGATGATTGCCCCTAGCTTTTCATCTAGTGCATCTATCTTATTGATCGCATCGCATTTTAGCTTTGATAACTCATCAATACGCTTATCACGTTCTGCGACTGTATCAAGAAATCTTGCTACGCTACCCTCTAACCCTTGCGGAGTTCCACCGCCTGTTACTCTATCCTTACTGTAATCAATAGCGCCTATGGATGTAAGGTTCGCTCGTAGTTGATTAATTTCTTCTTTGATAGATGCAATCTGTACATCAATTAACTTAACAGGCTGTAGATACTCAACCGCCATTTCTATTAGTTTCTTTTCGTCTAATTCTCCCAAACACTTCACCTCACATTTTCAACCCAACATATACCAACAAAACAAGTACTAGCAAAATTACATCAATCATACACTCATAGTCGTACTTATCACCTATTCTAGTCAACCAATACACGATAAACACAAATACAATGCAATCAAATATGATAGTAACCATGTATTTATACCTCTGCTAGTTTTATATGTGTCCAATTAGTTACATCCTTATTACTATCAACGCTCCATGATGTAGCACCATTATCCCATACCCAAACATCTAAATAATCTGCTTTAGCAAAATATCTTTTATGCCATTTGATGCCATTACTACTAACTAATACAGGTGTATCAATCTTTACTTTCGTCCAGTCAACAATACCTAATTCCTCTTCAATACTAAAAACCTCATTAGCACTTAATTTTGGCAACGCTGCCATAACCCCAGTTATACCAATATATTTTTTACAACTGCTTATTCTTACTTCGTCCACATCATCAAACATGGATGGCTTTTCATTTGTTAGATACATATTATCGTATTTATCAGCCACAATATACCGCCAGCCATCATCATATAGCTTTTGAAGTAACCACTCTCTACCTTGTTTATCTGTGATCATACTGCACCCACGCTCCTCTATCCTCATTCCATTTGAATTTAACTACATCGTATAAATCAAAATCATCAATATTTTCACTTACTTTACCAATATAAAACACATCCTCTTCACTCTCTACCGCAAGCTGGCACAAGAAATCGAATGCATCTTGGTAACTTTGAGGTCTTATGTAAAAGTCGGAGTGTTCAACGTAACCGCTATAGCTTGTCATTTTGCTTATCATTCCATTGTTTCAACGCATTGTTCCACTCTTCTTTACGTTCATTTTCAACAAATTCTATATATTCAACAATCGCTTTTCTTCGTATTGCTCTTGTATATTCTTCTAACGATATTCGTCCGTTTCTCAAATCAAACATACTTATCATTATTTCAATGTTTACACCATTTATACGATATCTAGCAAAGATACCGCCAACACCATATTCAATAATGGGTTTATAAATATCATTTCCACTCACTATCGTTAAAGCACCTGATAGTAATTCAAAATCCATCATACTCACCTCTTATGATAGGGCGGATATTTCACCGCCCATATCCTTTACTTAAACAATGGTAGAAACATCATGATTGTTATACAAATCAATAACACGAACACCCATATCAATGCACCTGTTGATAAAAGTGTAAACAAGTTTTCATTTCTACACTTTCGTTCTGCATCAAGCATTGCTAAATGTCTTGCCATTGCAAGTCTTGATATTCTACGCTCATCTTCTATTCTTTTGAGTTCACATTCAATCTTTATTCTTTCGATATCTCGTTCAATCTCATTCATTATTTATTCGCTTTCAATTCTTCAACTTCTGCTACCAATTTAGTAACCAATGTTTCAAGCTCTTTGATTTTGCCTTTGTGGTTGAGTTCATATTCAGAACCTTTACCCAATCGGAAGTTCACACTAGCATTTACCATTTTTTCAGAACCCAAAGTACCACCTACACTAAACATTACGTGTTCATTTGGTGCATAGAAACCGCCTAGTGCTACTGCACTATGTCCTTTGTAATGACCATAACCTACGGAGAATGTCATTTTATCGTCTTTGTTGTAGCCTAAATAGTGAAGTGCGGATAACGCTGCATTAGCTGCACCAGCTTTTCCAATTTCACGTTCTACGTTTCGTGTCATGCCACGTTCCAAACTTTCAATTCGATTTTCATGGTTTTCCAATACGTTTGCATGGTCTACTAAAGTTTGTTCGTGAGATTGTAATTGTTGTTCGTGGTTATTAATGATCGTTGTGTGATTATTAATCACTGTTCTATTTTCTTGAATGGCTTTAGAATTTGCCTCTACACGCTCGTTTGTTTCGTTGATAGAGTTAGTAATCGTTGTGTAATTGTTATCCACCTTAGCGGTTAAATTCTTGATGTTATTTACATTGCGGTCTACACGGATGTTTAAGCACTTAATATCTTTATCGTGTTTCACAAGTTTTGCGCCCATAGATGCGATTTCATCGTAAGCAGCGTATAATTGGCTACCATTTACCGCATCGGTAGATGCTGCATCAATTTGTCCTGCAGCAACGTTCGTAATTTGGCGGTTGTAGTATTTCACACCACCAAACCCTGCTCTATCTTTAGAACCTACGCTCACTACAGATTGAGGGTTTTCCCCTGCGAATACATGAGTAACCCCATTCAATACCACTTGTTGTGTTGGTACTGGGTCATCTGTTACGGAATTTGTACCAAGTGCCACGCTGTTACTTTTATCTGCAAGTGTGTTATTGCCAATAGCGTAAGCATCCCATGCAGTAGCTTTACCATGCGTACCAACTACTGTTGCCCCTTGCCCAGCCGTTTCGGAGTTAGCACCAATCACCACTTGCTCTTGGTTGCTATCTGTTTTGTTGTTATAACCAATGATTGTCGATTGGTTCGCACTTACTGTGCCATTGTTAGCACCGATAACTGTTGTATCACTACCGCTAACTTTATTATCTCTACCCAAAACGATTGTGCTTGTTCCTGTTACTACTGTATTTACACCTAATGCAGCGGAATTGTAACCGCTAACTACTGGTGCAGTAGTGTTTGGTTCTACTTGACCTACTACTAAACCATTTGCAAATGTGCTACCTGTTACCGCCATTACTGCCATTGTTGCTACTACTAATTTTTTGTTCATGTTAATTTCTCCTTTTATGTTAATTATTTTAGATAACTTATTTACCAGTACTGCCATATCCACCAGCACCACGTTCTGTTTCACTCAATTCATCTACTTCTACTACATCGACCAATTTAATCGGAACGATGATTAGTTGTGCGATGCGATCACCTCTAAATATCATGTAATCGCTACAAGATACATTCTCATATGCGATGCTTAGTTCACCTCTATAGTCAGCATCAATAATACCTACACTATTGGCACATCTTAGAGGTGTTTTGCTCATGCTACTCCGTGGCACAAGCAAACCCATATGACCTTTCGGTATTTCCACCGCTACACCTAGTGGTATTTTCTTTTGACTATCTGCAGGCACTTTGATGTGAAACGGACAATATAGGTCTAACCCAGCTGATACTTGCGGTAACTTGGAGTCCACCTTTCCTCTTGTTGGTAGTTGTGCGTATTCACTAACCAACTTCACTTTCATTTTTTCTATCAAAACTTCACCCCTAACATAACTAACGCTTTTTTCACCGTTTTATAATCTGCTCCTACTTGATAACTAATTGCCCTTAATGACATTCCAGCATTATGCATTTGCAATAATGAATTTCCATCTAACTCACTTGCACGTGTATATGTTTTCTGTGGCTTAGTACCTTTTAAACCTAAACAACATAACGCTCTACCAGCACTTATATCTCCATATACACAAGCTGCTAGTGCTAACCAATTAAGGTTATTATCTGGCACAAACTCACTCATATTAACCATTACTCCACTCACTTTCCTTATAGATACGGAAGAAATCATCCGCACTTAATACCACTAACCAAGGTTTATTGCTTTTTTTCCAAGCCACAATAGGTATATCTCCATTGTTTGCTTGTTTTGCATCGTGTTCCGCTTGTTCATAAGCCTTGCGAACATTCAGATTTTCAACGAACTTTACTTCTTGATGTATGTTTGGCAACCCTACACAGTCCGATGCATCACCTGTGTTACCACAATACTGTGCAGTTCTACGGACTTTATCGAACCCATTGGCTCTACATACATCACGCCACATTCGTTCGCCACGTTTTCCTTTGTCTTTACTGTTTATTGGCAATGATCATCACACCTCTTTAAAATATCCTTTACTAACTCCAACGGAATATGCGACCTCATGTTGTATCGGTTTATTCCTTTTATGTTTAACTTATTGAATTTGATTTGGTTTTTCATATCATCTTTGAGCAACTTCAAATCGATATTGCTACCAAACTTTGTTGGTTTTTTTACTGGGTAATCGTAGTTGTTGTAATAGGTTAGGTTTTCATAAGGAACATCAAACCCTATTACATTTGCTATATATTCCCATATCCGCCCATATGCAGGGTTTTCAATTACGAACACACTAGGCTTGTATCGCTCAATGATTTTCAATGTGTTGTAGATGCACATTTCACCATTGATGCGTGTTAGGAATGACTTATCATACTTGAATTGGTAGTTTTCATAATCAATGTGATTTCTGATTGTGAATTTACTCCCCTGTTCATATTCACCAAACAGGTTGATAGTCATATCCTTTTCTTGTTTCCAACACGCATTGCCACCTTTCATGGCACTTGCTACGCTCCAGCTTTCACAGGGCGGACTAGCTAGAATTACATCCGGTCTATCTAGCAAGTCCAACTGTTCCCACAGTGCGTTAGGTTTATGTAGCGTATTAACTGCAAGGTCTTGGTTGATACACGCATCACCAATACCTATTGATGTTATTGTGTGTTGCCCCCCCCATATTCACGTTATATTCATCTACCGCTTGACGATAACAGCCGTTGCCATCATCAAATAACCCCCAAATGTGCATCCTCTTTCCTGTTCACCTCTAATCATTCACAGTACATCCATACTTTGCCTTTCTCATACGATGCTTAACTTTCTTTACGTTATCCCCAAGGTACGCTAACACATCATTTCGTTTGATTGTGTGTTCCTGCATCGTTTCCCTTTTGCGTTTATACATTCGATACGCTGGACACTTAACGTGGCAAGCTACCTCTCTGTATTCGCATCCCTTACATGGTGCATTCAATATTAATGCTCACTCCTACAACTCTTCTATTTCTTCAACTTCAACATCGTCATACCAATCATTCAGTTCACTAAAATCAATATCTTCGTTATATGAAATCTCTTGTGCTTTCTCCATTGCATCAACATAACTTTCACATTTCACAACTTTGGAAAAGCCAATCTTTACATATCCACTAATTTTGTATTCATCCATGTTACTCACCTCTTAGAACGGAATATTTTCATCTTGCGGTTGTTCAAAACTATCAAAGTTACTAGATGCAGCATCATCATTTGTTAGTGATGTTCCTACAAAGTTTGCTACCACTTCTGTTACATATCGTTTTTGTCCGTCCGTGGTTTCGTATGAACGTGTTTGAAGTCTACCCTCAACAAACGCCCTATTGCCTTTACGCAAATTACCAATGCTTTCAGCTAGCTTTCCCCATGCTACACAGTTGATGAAAGCAGTTTGTTCTTTTGTTTCACCATCGCTTGATGTGAAAGTGTTGCTTGCTGCTACTGTAAATGTGGCTACCGCTTTTCCAGATTGTGTATATCTAACCTCTGGATCACGTGCCAAATTCCCCATAATTTGTACTGTGTTCATTTATTTCTCCTTATTTACCAATTAACTTTCTTTCAACATACATCTTACCTTTGTAGGCTCTCATCATTTCATGGATATTATCAAATGTTTTGCAATCAGCTTGCATAATCATCGTCATTTGTTCGTTCGCCTCGTCAACTGTTTCTACAGTCAACGGAATTTCAATAGTTATCACCATCTTATGTTTTCGGCTAATCAATTTATCCCCCTTAGTAGTAATGCATCCCATTCATGGTTGCCTCTACATCGTCAATGTACACATCATAATTAGGATGAATGTGGCAATCGACTGTTGCCTCATTCCTCATTATTTCAAGCAAGTTTTCAATCTTGGTTCTTGCTTGTGCCTCGTTGTTTGCCAGCACTTGAAAACTAACATTGAACGATACATTCACACTTACATCAAACTCTTTTACTCTTTCTTTCATCTATCCCCCTATTGCCTGTTTCAATAACTCTTTCCCTTTATCTGATATTTTGCTTTTGTTGATTGTTTCCGTTACATCTACTGGTTCTTTTGCTACCTCTACCAAGTTTCCTGTAGAGGTCATTTCTATTTGCTTTTGCCCAGCATTTAGTAATGCACGTTCACGTTCTGCTTTTTCTCTTGCCTTTAATAACAAGTGATTGTCTTTAATCGAATTTGCCATTCGTTGGCGGTGCGTTTCACGTTCCGCTAGTTGCTCGTAGCATCTAATGAATTGTGATCTACAACTTGCCTCGTTATATTCACTCCCCATTCTAGGGTTAAACGAAGACCATATAGTATTTGCAGCTTGTAAGGTTATACCTTGTAAATGTTCTTTGCCATGTTCAAAGCCATAAGCACCTACCGCTTTAATGACTTTTTCCCATTCGCTTTGTGCGATTGGTAGTTCCTCATGTGCATTTACATAATTACTTATTTCTTCACAAGCGGATAATATTTCACCTACGGATGGATAAAACTTAATCTTATTAATCTTCACAAGATTAATCACAGCTTGCTTTAACGTAACAGGGTTTATATCTGATAAGAACGATACATACGCTCTTACATTTTCTTCTGACAATTTAGAATTTGGTATCGTTGACTGTAATAACAGAATTACTTCCATTACATCCGCTTTCGCCATATTCCACCTCACTCTCATTCATGACTTTATAAATCGCATCTAATGTTTGTTCTGTATTGGTTTTCTTTGTTGTTGTTGGTTTTCTGTATTCGCTACGTTCCCAAGTCCTAACCGCTGCTTTCCAATCTTTCATGGAATTTTTTCCTACTTTCCAACCATTACTTTCGTAATAATCAAAGAATTGTTCAGCGTTTACATTGTTATTTCTTTCAATGCAGTAGTCTTGTATTTCATCAATAGTAGGTTTAGTGAAAACTTTACGCTTTGGTGAATGTGGTTTCTCACATTCGCCCTCTATAGTCTTATCTAACCTAACCTTACCTATACTAGCCTTACCTAACCTTACCTTACCTACGGATACATCTTGTATACATTCTGTATCCATTGTGGATACATGGCTTGTACTCAACTGATACTCTTTGTTTGCAGTAATTTCTAACAACTTTCTTTCAGGTTGTATACTTGGTTTGTAACGATCACTTTGTATGTAGTTATGTATCTTCCAATGTTTGATTACGATAACACCACTACCAAAATTGATTACAAATTGTTTAGCTACTAACAACTTCATATCATCATCTTTAGCACCAACTATACGCATGATAGATTTAGGTGCATTTACAAACCCATCATCATCTGCATCTAACAACATATGAAAGTATAGGTTTTGTGTTGTAGCCGGCATATCAAGGAATTGGTCTGATTTAATAATGGACTTTGCCATCATTCTTCTTTCTGCCATGCACTAACCTTTCCTAATAATTCATCAATCGCTTCACGTAAAAGAGGGTTTAATGCAGCACACACAACATTTTCTAGCATTTTATATTCATTGATTATGTCTTGGTGGTAATTTTTATCTCCTTGCTTGTTTTCAAAGTACATAATTCTAGCACTAATCAATGCTCTTAACATTTCTAGTTTTTCGTATTCACCCAATCGGTCTTTATTCATAGTGTTTCATCCTTTCCTTAACGATTTCTTGTAATCGCTTTCTAGTTTCTTTAGCAAACACCCCATGTGCTATTGGTATGTGGCAATGCACACACAAGCAAGCTAAGTTATCCATCGTGCTTTTACCTAACTGTGAACGGAATACAATGTGATGTATCGATATACCCTCATGACCGCCACACAGTACGCATGAGTAGTTATCACGTTCAAGCACTTTAGGTCTATTTTGTTTTAGTAGTTTTTCATCTTCACGTTTTCGTTTGTTCACTCTCCCACTCCTTAACTAACGATCGGATGTAATCGCTATCATCAAGTTTTATTCCAAGCTGGTTACACTCATCAACCAAGCAATCAATAAGCCGTTGCATTTCTGTAGTTGTATACACCGATGAGCCGTGGTAACACATTATGTTGTGATACCCTTTTAGACTTTTACACTCACCAGCATCTTCGGCTATCCAGCCGATACCATGTGCTTGCCATATCGTTATGTAGCGTTCGACTGCATCCTCACGGACTGGAACATATGTGAAATGCCCACAGTCCTTTATAGCTTTTTTGTATACATCTTCTTTTGTTGTGTAGCTATTTTTGCTTAACTCAACTGCAATCTTCTGTGCTATGAGCCAGCAATAAGAATTGGCGTTTAGACTTCTTGATTTAGTTTTACGTTTGATTTCTACTGTGTATTCTTTATCGGTAGTAATCTTTGATAGATCATTGTCATGTGGTGCTGGTATTACTACCATTACACCTAGTGGCGAACGTAATAGTTCAATACCTTTTACGCTCCACTTCATAGCGACATTAACCAAGATTTAACTTGCTTTAACTCTGTTAGGTCTAACAATTTTGACGATGATTTATTGAAAGTTGTTTTGATATAAGATGCTACTGTTTCGTTTGGAATACCTTTCACTTTTACAAGTTCCGTTACTTCATGTAGTATTTGTTTTGTTAATTCTGTTTCATTATTACTTTGTGCATCATCATCTTCATCCCAAGCCACACCAAGAATAGAGGATAAGGAATATCTGCGTGCATATGTAACAACGCTACCTACACCCTGTGGGTCTTTCTTCATCAACGGCAATGTAAATGGGTCGCTTTCAAACCACTCACCGCTAGTGTGTAACAGAACAGTAACAACAGTTACCTCTTCTTTTGATGTTGATGGCACTTGCAAGAACGATAAGCCATTTTCTGAAAGTACTGGTCTTACTGTTTGTAACAAACTATCAAGTGTTACATATTTAGCTTTTAAAAAAGCATTTTCTTTTGTTCGTTCTGGGTCAGATACTTCCGATTGAAATTTAGCTAGCGCCTTTGCTATCTCTGTTATTGTTTCGCTTTTATTCATCAAATCTCACTCCACTCCACACCTAATTTAATTAACAAATCATTGATTGCTTTTTGTTGTCTTGCGTTAATATTTTTAACAACGTATGTTACTGTTGCCACTTCCTCAAAAACTTGTGTAGGTTCTAATGTTTCATATTGTTCTACAGTAGCCTCTACTGGTTCTTGTGGTGCTTTTGCTTTAAGTTCAATCTCTAAACGCTTTTCAAACTCTGCAGCAATAACACTATCAAGTTCACCAAATGGAACATTACCAACACGATGTTGAATTTCTTCATATTGAATTGGTGTATCTAATGCGTAGTTTTGATTAAATAAATCGATTTTCATCTTAATCATTTCGACTTTTTCAGCCTGCATACGTTTTAGATCATCATCATTTTGTTGTTGTTCTAATACACCTTTCAGCATTTCTTCAACAGATAGTGCAACATCGGACATTTTAGCGGTTTTGTTTTCCCACCATTTAGGGTTTGGCATTACTCGATTTTTATATTCTTCTCTAATGCCTAATGATTGTGCTTTATCTTCAACCATTTTTAATACTGTTTCTTTACGTTTCAGCATTTCTTGTTGTTCAAATTCACCAATTTGATTTGCGATAGGGTTTTCAACTCGGCTCACAACTGCAAGCACTTGTTCTAACTCTGCGGTAAATGTATTGTATGGAATTTTTAACTCACGTTTTTTATCAGCACCAAATCGTGTTAGCTTAGTACGGATAGAAACAATCTCTTTCAATACAGATTTCATTTCTTTTAGGTTATCTTCCGTAACAACTAAGCCATTGTATTTTTCTAGTTTTTCTTCAAGATACTTCGCAAGTTCTGCGTTATTCCAAGTTAAAGTCAAATTGCTATCAATCACTTGTGGCTCGATAGCTGGTTGTACAATTACATCAACTGTTTCCATTTATTTCTCCTTGTGTTAAAATACAAGTAGAGTATTTTCCAATATCTCTACACAAAGTCCGCTGAAACTTCTCACTTTTCACTAGCGGACTTTTTTATTTGCATAAATCTTACATTCATCTAGCCAATAGCTGGTTAATAGCCATGTGGTTATACCTAACATCATTTGTAAAAAACCAGTCCATAAGCCTATTTGGTCTAGTTCTATACTTCCTACTGCACCAATAGCAAGTAACCCTGTTATTGTTCGTAGTGCGTAACACAACTTAATCATTTAAATCTTCTCCTACGATCACTAGCATTTGACTGGTGATTTTTTTTATTTCACTCTTTAACCTTTTGTTTTCTTTTTCTAATCGTTCTACCTCGTTTTTCAACTTTCTGTAACCAATAGCCGAGTATTCACTTTCAATTCCTGCTAGTGCTTCGACCTCTTTTTTACTAAACCTAACACCACTTACATTCGGTAGTTGTTTTAGCTTGCCTTTATTTCTTAGGTCATACACTGCAGTTAGTGAAATTTGAAATAATTCTGCTACTTGGTTAGCCGTATATACTAGGCTCTCCATTTCTTCTCGTTCCTTGCGTGTAAATCAGCTGTCCTAGCTAGTTTTACCCAAGATAAAATTACTTTCTTATTCCATCTTGATTGATTGCGTTGTGCCCATTTAGCTTTGATGAGTTTTCGCCAGTATTGTGCGTACTCATCGTTACGACCAGCCCATCCAAATCTTGTGGATGTTTGTCCGTATCGTTTGTTGGCTAGTTTTAGATCCATTTGATTTTGTACTAGCATCTAATCACCTCTATATGTGAATTTAATTCACTATTTTATTTAAAAAAAATATCTTTTGTTTCTTTACTGGTCAATCTCAACATATCAACTAATCGTGCAATTTCACTAGCTTTAAATTCGCTATCACCCCGCAACTTCTTATACAAAGCCTTTCTA